ATGTCTCCCTTGGTTCATGGTAGATGCCCTAATTTCTCTACGAGGCGATGCGAAAATGGTTGGCTAACCTTCTGGACACCGGCAGAACGGGCAGGACTGAAGGCGATGGGGCGACGACTACTTTTAGCCATCCACTACAAGACTCCGGCTACCATAGTTCTGGAAAGCGCAATCAAGGAATATGTCGCCGCCGCAAGGAAAGAGAAGGAGAAATAGATGAGACTTGAAATAATATCTTATAGCGAACATCAAAATCATTGGGTGTGTAAAGATGAGCTGGGAAAAATACATCGCGTTGACCTAGCGGTTTGTGGAACGGATGACGGGAGGTTGATTGGAAAATCGCCAAATGACTTTAACGGAAGATTCGTTACGGTGGGATATCTTAGTCTATACGAGGAAATAGCGGGCGAAACCATTTTAGAAGCCAGGCATGACGGCAAGGAGGAGTAGATGAGCGTTTATACGGACGGGGTTCACTTAATAGCTGATTCATTGGATGAACTCCATGCTTTTGCCGGAAAGATGAGGTTCCCGAAATCCTGGTTTCAAAATAAAAAACGTGAACATCCGCACTATGATTTGACTACGACCCGAGCCGCATATAGGGCCATTTCGTTTGGTGCGATCCGAGTCGATTCAAAAGAACTTATAACTATAATGCAACGCGTAGAAGAGGGGACTAGATGAGCGAACCTTATCCCGGCATCCCGGCGGGAATCCTAGACGAGGACTTGGAGGAATACATGAGCGAGAAGAAGCTGAAACCATGTCCGTTCTGCGGAGAGAGCGAACCAGATACTACAAACAAAGATGGAGAAATTGCCATCCGATGCGAGTATTGCGGAGCTTATGGCCCCTGGGCGGATAACCTAGCCGATGCCATTGCCGCATGGAACAGGAGGGCCAAATGAGCGAGAAGAAGGGACCGTTCAATGCGGCGATTGCAACGCTTGAAAATAATCGTTGCGCATTCAACAAGAAAGCCCAGGTCGAAATTACCAATGCCATTCGCGTCCTCGAAGCGGCGGGGAAGGTGGACAGGGCCAACGCACTTGAATCACTTAAGGACGCCATAGAAAATGGCGAGGGCGGGACAGAGAATTATATTCGTGGACTGGTGGAATCCCGCGCCCTCCTCGAATCCCTGCCGGAAAAGGAGAAAAAAGGATGAAGAAACAAGAAAGATTACTTCCGTGTCCGTTCTGCGGAATAGAGGGCGTGTTTGTAAGTCGGGATTGGCCTGATTCAGCACCGCAAGTTATGTGCGGGTGTGGGGCCAGGGGGCCGAGCGGCATAAAATCGGAAAAGACGGCTATAGATAGATGGAACAGGAGGGCCAAATGAGCGAGGAGTACAGTACTGAAGAATTGGTGAAGTCGGTTCAATATTGGAAAACCCTACTAATACCTGCAAAGAGGGACGCCATCATCGCCCGACTCCGGGCGGCGGACAGGCTGTGCGAGGCGGCGAAGCGAGCGGATTGCCTTCATTGGGATGAACTGAACAAGGCCATCGCCGACTACGAGGGGAAGGAGGAGAAATGAGCAAATACAGCACGGAGGAATTAATCAAAACATTAAAGGCGTCAAATTTTTCCTGGATATTTAAATCTGAGGCGGACGCCATCATCGCCCGACTCCGGGCGTTCGACGAATTGCGAAAAGCGTCTAAGGAAATAATCATTTGGTTTGATTCAAGATCAAATGGGTTTAGGAAAAGATGTGCCGATGAACCCTGGAGTACGTTGCGTGGGTTGCTTTGTGATTTCGCGAGAAGGGAGATTTAACTTGAGCGAAAAGCGAAAAATCATCGTCGAAATCGACAAGGAAACCAAGTGCGTGGAAGACGTTTAAGCCATGAATACCATTTTACGCAACCAGATCATGGTGGTTATGCAGGGCCATCGCGGGCGATCTAATGCCATGCCGCGCAAGGTGCTGCTAGCCGAGCTAAGGCTATATCGCCCAACGCTCACGGACAGGGACTGCCGGGAGCTGTACTCCGGGCTTCCCATTTGCTCATGCGAGGACGGTCTATTCCTTCCCCAGACGGTAGCTGAGGTGCAGGAGTTCAAGGTTTACATCACGAAGGCATGGGGTCCGATCCAGGCGCACAGGCGCGTGGGGACGATCCTTGCGTTCAATCCGCAGCTCGCCCCGCCGGCGGAACAGTTGGGATTAGGGATATGACCATCAGCCTGACGATCCCCGGCAATCCTGTCGGCAAGCAACGTGCCCGCGTGTGTAGGACAGGGCACGCCTTTACCCCGGCCAAGACGGTCAACTATGAGGCGCTCGTGAAACAGACCTTCGCGGCTAAGTATCCCAACTTCGTGCCGATGCCCGGCCCCGCGAGGATAACGCTGTCGATCTTCATCATGCCGTCGAAAGAGACAAAACGGAAATTGAAGAAAGGCGCCAAGATTTACCCGACGATTAAGCCGGACATCTCGAACGTGCTGAAAATTATTGAGGACGCACTGAACGGGCTCGCATACGTGGACGATAAACAGATCGTTTGGGTCGAGGTCGTTAAGGCATATTCGCCGAAGCCTCGGGTTGAGGTTATCGTGGGGGAGTTATGATGTTCTATGTCGTCCTAATCTACATTGCGGCCTTCGTGAGCGGGATCGGATATGCAATCTACGAGGACAGGAGATCCGCATGAACCCGCCCGACAAGCCCAAGCCGAAGTGGACGGCGCCCTGCCTCTTCCATGCGCTTGCCGAGTCCACGAAAGAAGAAGTAGCCTGCATTCTATACCAGCGAACCGTTCCGCCCGACACGTGCGGGCGAGACTGCCAGGGCTATCGAGCGTGGAAAGGGAATGCATGAGGGGTTATTTTGCCATCGGCGTTCATGGCATAAAAAGAGACGTTAATGTCGGAACACTCTGGCGATCCGCCTATATTTTTGGGGCGGCATTTATCTTTACCATTGAACGGCGATACGAGAAACAAGCAAGCGATACGGTCGCAGCGTTTCGTCATGTTCCTTTATTCCATTTTCTATCAATGGATGAATTCCTTAACCATATTCCCCATGATTGTCAACTCATCTGTATCGAGAATAATGAAAATGCAATTTCCCTCAAGAAATTCGATCATCCCGAACGAGCCATTTATTTGCTTGGAGCCGAGGATAAGGGAATTCCAGATTCCATTACCACAAAACATAAAACCATCATTATCGAATCGGCAAGGTCCTTCTCATTGAATCTAGCGACGGCCGGAACCATTGTAATCTATGACCGCTATATAAAACGGGCATCGCCAAGGGGGAACGCATGAACCGCCATTACAGGCCATACGTCCCCGACCGGATTCACTCTGCGACGCTGGTCAAGTGCACCACCGGGCGGCTGTGTAGCTATTGCCATAAGCGGATCGACTACATCCCAAGCGACGTTGAGGACGCAAGAAGAGGCTATCGCCGCATGGAATAGGAGGGCGAGGACTTAAATTTTTTTATCATGCCATCACTATATATCGTAGCCAGGGACTTGAAAGACCATGTAAATCACTGTATAATAAAGGGGATAGGAGAATAACATGAGCTATATCCACGGATTCAAGCCGCCATATCATGATCAGCATTGGCTTCGCCATCAATACTGTGATCTCAAAAGGAGCGTATGCAATATTGCACGAGAATTTGGGCGTTCTAATCAAGCGATTTTGTATTATATGAAGAAATATCAAATCCCAAGTCGAACCGGCGAGGAGGCACGCATCCTCTATCAAGATAGAATCCAAAAGATAAGAGGCGAACATCACCGTCGTGATATTAGAAAATATCGCACGAGTGGAGGTTATATCAACTTATCCGCACGGGAAAACAAGCGAACGCATGGTTGTGTTTCTGTTCCCGAGCACCGGTTGGTGATCGAAGATAGGCTCGGGAGACGCCTTCGATCCGAAGAAGTAGTTCACCATATTAATGGGATCAAGGACGATAATCGCATTGAAAATCTCATGTTGTTTTCATCTAGCTCCGAACATTTTAGATATCATCGTATTTGCGAGGAGGGAATTAATGCCAGAGAAAGCCGTCAACAAGAAATTGAACACGGCCAAGGGTGCGGCGTGCAAAACGCTAATCGATGCGGGATACAAGACCGAGCGGGCTCATAACCAAACATTTTGCATCATGGCCGCCCGTGCCGCCGAATGGCGCGTTATCGCTATCGGGATTGAAGCGATTATCGGATGCCAATGGTTCGCTGAGCAGGTCAAGCGGCTAGAACAGTATCCCTGTCCGAATTCTCAGATGATCCAGAAAGAAATCTGGATTCGCGGCGAGGGCGAACACGCATTTCGTCAATTCGCATGGAAAGATAACTGCTGGATTGATGAAAACCTAAAGGCAGCGACCTTCTTGAACTAGGCGTTCCCCCTCTTTTTCTCGTTTTTCCCCGCCTTTTTTGCTAATTCCTTCTCTTTTTTGCGCCATCTTAATTTCGGCGCTAAGGTAGTAGTGAAGGTACAGGTACTACATGCCGAAGTTGAGTTACAAGGAAAGACAAAACCTTTATGAAAAGATTCGCATGGATGATCAGGAACGCAAAGGGTGGGAAGGCCTAGACGTACACATTACCTCGGAGAGAAAACATCGCATAGAATGCTTCAATGAAATATTGGGGTTTATAGAGAACGAAAAACCCCCGCAAACTAAAACAATAAATGAACATAGCGGAATATATCACTTGCGGGAAATTAATAAAACCATCAAAAAGCTGAATCAAAAAGTTGAGAGAAAAGCGATTTGCGTTAAATGCGGTCAATGGACCCTGCGTAAATATGCCAAGACAAAAAATAAATTAACCTATTGCGCCTATTGTTTTGCGGTCTGCTTTGGGAACGGTAGTGAAGGGTGGCCCCCGAAGATATCAAGGGGGGATAGTATGCGGAGGCTCCATCGAGTATGACTGCCATGACGGGCAAATACGTCTCCGGCCACATTATGCTCTCGGAGTATCGCTGTCCCTGCTGTGGCGCCGTCCCATACGACACGGAGAGCCTTGGACATCAACAGCTTTTTCATGCCTATGAGGATATCCGCGCAACGCTCAATCGGCCCCTGCGCATCTCGTCCGGCTATCGATGCCCGAAACACAATGCTGACATCGGCGGCGAACCGTTGAGCATTCACCTATTTGGTCTGGCATTAGACATCGATGCGAAAAATATCGGCGAAGTAGAGGAATTAGTCACGGTGGTCAATCTCGTGGCCCCGAATCTCCGCATGGGCGTTTATACCAAAAAGGGAACGTTCATTCACATCGATAGAGGATATTGCATTATTCCCCAGATATTACAGGCATGGCATCCAGGGGCAAGGTGGAACGGATGAATAGGAGGCTGTCATCGAAGGCATAAACTCGGATTCGCCAACCTCAAGGACGGAGGCCGGTTGGCCTCGGTTCCACTGGACGTCGGAGGCAAAGGAACATCTCAGAAAATTAAAGGCATCCGGCTTGCAGGCCAAGCAGATTGCCGCCGAGATTGGCGTCTCCGTCCATTGTATTGACAACGCCCTTCGTCGGCACGGTGCCATCCCGGCGGGGACACTCGAAGAGAACCTTGACATCCCGGTTTTCAACGGCGACCTCAAGCTCCCGATGGATGATTATATCATCACGGCAGACTATCATTCGCCATATTTTTCTGTGCCCTGGCATAATCGAAGCCTCGCCGTCGCCGAGCGGTTCAGTATCAAGAAACTCATTGTCATTGGTGATCTCGTGGATTTTGCGTTTGCATCGCACTACTATTCGGACAATAAACCAAGACTTGAGCAAGAGGCCGCTGAGAATAAGCGACTCATTGAATCGATGCTGGATCAATTCGATGAGATCATCGTCGTCAAGGGGAACCATGAAGATCGGCTTGGACGGCAAACGAATGGACTCGTGCAAGCTAAGTATCTCTTTGAACTCTGGAGCGGCCCGGCGTGGAAAAAACGGTTTAAATATTCGCTCTATGACAGGCTCACGATCGGCGATGCCTGGCTCTGCGTCCATCCCCGGAGCTACAGCCGGGTCAGTATGGGCGTTGCCAGGCTCTTAGCCGCCAAATTTCACAAGAATATCATCAATACGCACGGGCACTTCTTAGGCTATGCGTATGATATAAGCGGCCAATATCTCGCTATCGACTTGGGCGGGATGTTCGATATGCAGAAGATCGAATACATGAACCTCAAGTCCACGACGCATCCGTTCTGGAACCCCGGATTCGGGATGCTCAAGAACGGATACTTCCACCTTTTCGACAGTCGAACTGACTGGGATTTCTGGCTTGACAAGCCGGAAGTTATCGAATCCTCCATTGGGGATATTTGCTGATGCCCTATATTACCAAGGCGCGGCGTGAATCGTTCCTTGATTTCGAGACTGGGGTAAAAGGATTGCGCATCGATACCGCCGGGGAGCTGAACTATCTCATCACGATGCTCGGTCAAATTTATCTGACACAGCACGGGATATCGTATCGGGTGTTCAACGAGATCATCGGTGCCTTTGAATGCGCCAAGATCGAGACGTACCGTCGGCAGATAGCCAATATGGAAGACACGAAAAAGCAAGAGAACGGAGACGTGTTCATCCAGGTTCCGGGTGCAGAATGAAAGCCGAAGAAGCGGAAAAGACTCTCGGTCTCGGCCTCTGCTTTCGTTGCGAACATCGCGCAGAATTCCTGGAGAATGGGTTCAAGCCGCGTTTCGAGTGCGGCATGGAGAAGATGGCCAGCTCCGGCTGCTATATGTTCATGCCGTGCAAGCCCGTTGCCGTTGCGCCCAGCGATGGGGAGAAGCGGCCCATCTTCGGTCCGTGGATGATTGCTGGGCGGGTGAGGGCGCAGGGGCTCGTGGATGCTGAGAAATTGCACCTGAAATTAATCGACGTTTCGGGTTATGCAGTCAAGGGTGAACCGTTAGAAACATCGCGATTAACGGTTACGGCGGTCTGGACGATCAAGCCGAAAGGGAAGAAAACAAAGAAATGAAGCGCGTCATATATATAGCTGGCCCTTATCGGAATAAACATGAATGGGGCATTATGCAGAATATCTATCGGGCCGAACAAGCGGCTATCGAACTCTGGAGGCGGGGTTGGATTGTCCTGTGTCCCCATAAAAACACGGCTTTCTTCGGCGGGGCTTGTGATGACCAGATTTGGATCGACGGCGGGCTAGAACTTCTTGAGCGATGCGACGCGATTTTCATGTTGAAGGAATGGCAAGGAAGTGAGGGAGCTCAAAAGGAATATTCAAGAGCCGTCCAATTAAACATGCCAATATTTCACGAAGAGAATGGATATCCGGAGGTGCCATGAAATTAAAACGTCGGGGAAATTTAGTCATGGATGGCGAAACGATTCTCGGACAGGCGACCATATCGCCAGACGAAAAGAGGTTAACTAAGTCTTCCTTTCCATCCCACTACTGCGAAGGCCGTATTGAGCAGATAGATGTCCAGGTTTCACTCATGACTCCCGAGGAGTTAAGGGGATCACTTTGGGGCAATGTCATCAAATATGTCATGCGGTGGAAGTTTAAGGGAACGCCCATCGAGGATTTGCAAAAGGCCAGGACATACCTGAATTGGCTTATTGAATATGAAGAAAAGGAGAAGGAATGAAGATTGATTTCTCGGTTCCATTGAAGGCACTTAGCGGGGAGGACATCAAGGACGGCAAGGGCGGGGCGTTCACGCTCAGGGACGCTGCCGTCGTCGCGCTTGATGCCATATCCGACGATGACAGGAAGCTCGATGGTAAAGAGAAGTACCGCCGAGGTCATTTGGCATCGCGCATCTACGGTTGCAAGGAACCCATTGTACTGGACGTGGATGCCTTGAAGCTCGTGAAGGACTTGATCGGCAAGGTTTATGGACCCCGCGTTGTGAAGGAGGCATGGGACCTGCTGGACCCGAAGGATGAGCCGGCCGAGCCGAAGGAACCCACGCCTGCCATCCCTGGAAGATAAATTAATTTACGGAGGTTTTATCAAATGTCAACAGTTGAAGGAATTGCCGTCGTTATGGCCGTAGTTCAGTTCTTCAAAAAGCTGCTCCCCAACATCGTTCAGGGGACAGCCGCCAGAGCGCTGGTCATCCTGGTATCCATCGGGGTGACGCTCTATAAGTTCCTGAATGAGGGCCTGCCGCTCACCTTCGCCGCGATCACGTTCGCGGTGTCGGTCATCATCGGAGCCCTGAGCGCCTATTCGCTCGTTCAGGTTGCGGGAGGGAATGGGCGGTAATTAAGCCTATGCACGTTAAGCCGATCTACTGGGTCGCGCTGGGCCTCGCCCTGGCACTCACCGTAGCAGTATGCGATGGCGCGAGGCTCAGGGATAAGTACTCCATCTCCGTCGGCAAGTATCAAGCGGCGCTTGACGCATCGAAGAAGGACGGCAAGGCGCTTACCCTACAAATAGGCGAATTGCAGAAGGTTGTGGGGCAAGCCAATAAAGAGATCGCCGAGAAGAACGAGGCCATTGGTCGCCTAACCGATACCATTGGCCACAGGGACGCGGAACTTGTCACGTTGGATGGCCGGTTGGCCCAAGCCAAGACCGATACAGATCGAGTGCCGACCCTAACCGCTATGGTAGAGAATTGGCGTGCGCAGTATAACACCGCAACGCTCATTATTACGGAGAAGGACAGGGTAATCTCCGCGTGGGCCGCGAAGTTTGACGCTCAGGTTACGATAAGCGAATCCTGGAAGCAGAAATACGAGGGCGAGGTCCAGCTCCGAACGTTGGCAGAGAAAGGCTGGAAGTCCGCCGAAGGTAAACTCCGATGGACGCGGGTCATGGGAAACATCAAATCCGGCTTGATAGTTGGGGCGCTCGGATACATAGGCTATTCGACCATCAAGGGGAAATGAGATGAACGCTATTCAACAGGATAACAAGTGGGATCCCCTGATTGAACAACTCGATCAAGCCGAAGCGTTGCCAGAGAAATTTAACATCCTGGCAATAATGGTCAGGATGATGGCGGTTAATGACTTGGCGTGTATCGAGGCCCGGATGGATGAACTGAGTCGCAAGTTCGACAAGTGCATGAAGAAAATCTACGCCATCGGGGTCGTGATTGCCGTACTTGCGTTTACTGGCATAGACATAAAAACCATTATCGATTTGATATTGAGGATAGCAAAGTGAAACAACGCATTGACAGCAATTGGAAATATTTTACCGAATTTTTACGCGAACACGGCGATGAACTTGTTCTTAATTTTCACGAAGTCTATAAACTCGTTGGCCTTGAGGTTGGGGATGATGATTATTATTGGAAACTCAAGAGATGGGATGGAAAAATCATTTATGAAAGCTGTGTTGGGCGAATTGAACCACTAAAAGGATATCTGCCAGAGAAGTTTTATAAATATCTTAGAGATGATTATTTCTCCATGAACGAACGTTATCACGAGAAGGTAGTCAAATGAACCTTATCCCCGAATACCTGGACGTAGCGTTTGCGCTCAAGCTCCAACTCTCGCCGTTGAACATCGGCGCACTGCTCGCGCTCGGGTTCTGCATGGTCGTGGTATGGCGGTGGTATAAGAGGCGCACGTGATCGCGCACGAGAGGGCCGATGAACCTCCGCTTGCTGACCCTGTTTATCTACGTCGCCCTCGGGGTTGTCGCGGACATCTTCATCGCCCTGTACTACATGGCTTTGTCGGAGCGACGGGCCTTCCGGGCATCGCTCTATGCTGTGATCATTCCCCTATTCACCTTCGGGGTGATAGAGCGGGCGCTGACAACACACGATCTGAAATGCATCGTGGGTTTCGTCGTGGGGAACGGAATCGGGACGTACTGGGCCGTGAGGCATAGCCGATGAAAGGCAAAACCTATTTCCTCAGCTTCGTAGAAGAGGCCGTGATGGACCCCGCCTATGCGGGCTATGTCGGCGGGCGCATCGAGGTCTATGAGGTCGGCCCAGATGATACCTGGAACCAATACGCCATCGAGGAGATACGCTTCTTTACGAATAAGCAAAAGGAATATCATCGGTTAAGAGGCCGATACGACTTCGAGGACGTGACGGCGAAAGGGCTGGAGCGGCTACGGGCGAAAATCGTTGCCCTGAACGAGAAGGATTGATATGAGGAGGTATGATGTTTAAGAAAAAAGTTTCTCAGGAAGAGTTCGATATGCTCGTACAAAAACAATTGAAACTAGAGGGCCGACTGAGATCACTATGTGAACTTCTTTGCGTGGCATTTACCTTAGATGCGTTTGATGAGGGAATGGCAATATATATACAGAAGGATAGATGAAGCGCATCGGTCAAGTCATCGGCGCCGTGCTCGTTGGCGTAGTATGCGTTGCTCTGCTTCCCCTGATCGTCCTGGTGGTCATTGTCTATACCCTCATCGCCGTGGCCATTGCTATAATCAAGGCAATCCAGGCGGCTATTAACGCGAAGCCTGTTTTATGATAAAATAACAAGCATGGGCAAAGTCAATATCCACAAAAAGACGAAGAGCAAAAAGCCATCAATTATTTATAATGAAATTACCTGTCCGCATTGTAATGCGAAATTTACTTGGGCAATAATTAAAACAAAAAATAGGGTATATGCTGGACCATATTATAAACCCAAGGCAGAACTTACCGATGCTACCTTTCCTGGCGGCCATTAACGCGAAACCTGTTTTATGATAAAATAACAAGCATGAGAGAAATCAAGTTTAGGGCATGGGAAGATGATGCTGAAGAATTTTGTTATTTTACCATTGGAGACTTATTGTTTGGAACAGAAGGATTCAATATTAGTAGTGGTCTAGACAGAATAAAGGATATGCTAGAAGAAACATCAAAAAATCTTTCTGGCGATGAAAGAATCCAACAATACACGGGCCTGAGGGACAAGAACGGCAAAGAGATTTATGAGGGGGACATCGTCCAGATGCAGGATGGGATAATGAGGTGGGACGACAGAAATGGTCCACTTGCTGTTGTTTTCGAGGACGGGGCCTTTGTACCGTTCGGGGGACAGGGCGAGTATTCATGGGAGGATGGCTCGGATGGCCACGTGGCAGTCATCGGCAACATCTACGAGAACCCGAAATTATTAAATATTCCCTAATGGCTCAGGTTGTTATTAAAGCGAAGACCCGGAACCTTTCATAGCGAACGCGCTAATTAAAATAATCATCATTAACACTTATTCCTAAGTGTAGGTGTTTTTGTCCATTTTAAGGTTAACCGCCGTTAACCTTAAATCGAGGTTGCCCACAAATAAAGCATGAGAACAGCGTTCCCTGCGTTAATAAAATCCATCAGCGTCAAGAGCCTCGTGAGCGGCGACAAGGAAGGCGAAATACGACTCCGATTTCTGCCGACTGACGAGGTGATGGATGCACTACAGCGACTACATCGGGCCGACGAAGAGGTAATGATCGCCATCGTTGACCCGGCTGAAAATATCAGCGGAATACAGCAATGTCAGGAAGACCATATCGAAAAGGCCAAAGTGGAAACCCGAAAGGAAAACCGAAGGGGGCAGTCTGTAAATTTACGACTCTGAAGGTCGCGTTCCTCAACGTGTTCGAGCGCATGGGCGGAGAGGACGGGCTCCTCGATTGGGTCAATGCCTCGAATCATAACAAGGCTGCTTTCTACCAGTGGATCACCAAGATGCTTCCGGCTGATGTGAATGTTGGCAACGTGTCCGCCCCTTCCGGTAAACCCCAAGCGCTCATCATCAAGGTCATTCACGCACAAGACGACGGTGGTGACAACGGGAACGGCGACGGCCATGACAAATGAAAGAGAATGCCGAACTTGTCGTCTCCCCCTCATTCTGGCCTCTCCTAGAAGATAAACATCGTTATCTCGTCCTTTGCGGTGGGGCAGGCTCAGGTAAGACGGAATTCGCCGCCAGGAAGATATTCTATCGTTGTCAGAAAGAAGGTGGACATCGTTTCCTAATTCTCCGCAAGGTACGCTCGCGGGTTCAGGAATCAGTCCTTGAGGTTTTCCGCTGTCTCTTGCGCGAGACTGAAGTTGCCTATGATCTTAATAAGACTAGCCGAGTCATTTCGTGGAACGGACCAGACGGAAGATTAAACGAAGTTCTTTTTGATGGCTTGGACGACCCCGAGAAGATTAAGTCGATCAAGGGCTTAACGGGCGAATGGCTTGAGGAAACAACTAATTTTACGAAGAATGATTTCCTCCAACTTGATCTTAGGTTGCGTGAACCGGGGCCAGCATATCATCAAATCATCCTGAGTTTTAATCCAGACGAGGCTCAGGCTCCGTGGCTCAAAGAGATGTTCTTTGACCACGTGAATCCGGATGCTCTTGTCCATAATTCGACTATTGCAGATAACCCGATAGCTGAAGTCAGGGCACGGTATGCACTCCGCCTTAAAGAACTCAAGGCCCAAGACGAGACGATGTACTCGATCTATGGTCTTGGGTTATGGGCTATGCCGAAGGGCCGTATCTACAACTGGGACGTCCAGCCTGCGCCGCAACGATATGACGAATTCTTTTATGGACTCGATTTCGGCTATTCGGTCAATCCCTCGGCCCTGATCAAAGTCTATCGCAGGGCCGATGAATTCTGGCTTGAGGAGGCCATCTATCAGGCTGGACTGACCAATCAGGCCATCGCCTCCGAGATGCAGGGTATTGGCGTTGGTAAGTACGAGCAGATATATGCAGATGCCGCCGAACCCAAGAGCATCGACGAGATAGTGCAGTTCGCCTTCAATGTCAAGGCATGCGATAAGGGGCCGGACAGCGTTAGGGCCGGAATCGGATACCTCAAGTCTCAAAAGATACACATCGTTCAGGGTTCAACAAACATCATCCGCGAGGCCGGCAAGTACAAATGGCGCGAGGACAAGAATGGCAACACGCTCCCTGAACCCGTGAAGTTCGATGATCACGCTATGGACGCCATCCGTTACGCCATCATGACGCACATGAGGGCGGCTGGGGCTGTGTACATTGGCGGTATCAAGAGAAGTGTCTACCCGGAGTAAAAAGGAATGAGCATATTCAACAAAAGCAAAGTCCTTCAGGCCGAAGTCCGTGAACTCCGGGATAAAACCGCTGAACTTACCGGACAGGTGACGAAATATCGTGAGACGCAGGAACTTCTCGTCAAGGATATTCTCACATTACAGGAAGTGTCCCGAGCCTATGTCGGCAATGATTACCAGGTCTATGAGGATGCTGTCTATGAGATAAGCGAGAAGTATTGCGGACGTGCCGAGTGGGGGGTGCTCCAGACACGGAGCATTATCGACTTGCGGAGCGCGTTTATCTTGGGCGAAGGACTCAAGGTGACGCACACGACAGAGACGCGGGCTGAGGCAGAACGCGAACTCCAGTTTGCCGAGGACTTCATGTCCTTCAATGACCTGGATGGCGAACTCGATCAGGAGATGGCCAAGGAAGCCGAGATCGAGGGCAAGATCGCCATTAAACTTTGGCTGGACGAAGAACCCTACCGCGATTGGCCAGGGATGGTATCGGCACGGTTCAAGTCATGGTTATCCAGCAAGTATGTCGTAACAGCCGACCCGAATGATTATCTTTGGTATAAAAACCTCAGTTGGAAGGCTATGGGAACAACTTCTGCCGGGAGTTATGATGAGGCACAATTCGTCTATGCCAAATTTGGTGGGCGCATCAATATGCCGAACGAGGCCCAGCCGAAGATTGCGGCTTGCCTGACGCAGATAGATCGCCTGGATAGGGCACTCCGAGACCTCAGAGAGATTGACCATCTATTTGCCTCCCCGACGCCTTACTTCAAGGTCTTGAGCGTTGCCGAGGGCCAGGCCATTGAGACATACATCGAGAGGACGAACTGGAAGATCGGCAAGGCGCTGATTACATCTTCCGAGTTCACTCTCGTATCTGCGCCCATCACGGGTGTCGATAACCTGATAGCTGAGATTGAACTCTGCGTGAAGATGATAAGCGGAGCGACGGGCATTCCCATCCATTATCTCGGGCTTTTGGATTTGCTCAAGAATAGATCGACAGGCGAGAACATCCGCGAACTTATCATGGCATCCACGACAAGGGAGCGCCAGACGTGGATCGGTGTCTATGAGGAGCTATTGACCAAGGCTATGCAAATGTGGAACGCGACATATCGGGCGCAGAAAACAGAGGGACTTCTTGATCCGACCAAGGTCAAGGTCGATATCCCGCAGGTGACGCAGGAACATTGGGACCATATCCAGAACGTGCTCATCCCAGCGGTGGCTGCGAACATCATCAGCAAAGAACACGTTGCGGGGCAGATACCGGGTGTCGATCAGGAGAAGGAAGCTGAACTTCGTGCCGATCAAGAGGCGAAGGACGCTGAGCAGGCTAAGGCAGAGATGGATGCGCTCAAGGAAGAGATGAGCCTCAAGGACGCTCGGGACACCCAGGTGGCCAAGGCATGATGATAACCACAGCCAAACGAGTTGCGGGGCTGGAGATTATAGCAACGCCCTGCCCGAAATGCACGTCGGCCATGTATAAGAAAGTTTGCCCCTGCCATATGCGGAAGCACGGGTGGAACATCTGCGCCAAATGCGTTAAGTGCGGTCACACCATTGGCCTAACCAAGAGGCGAGGAAGATAACATGCCATACACCGAAATTAAAAAAGAGATGGTCGAAGGGAAAGAGAAGTGGTGCTTTCGCAACAAGGAAACCGGGCGCAGGATTTGCTCGGATACTGAAGCGGGGGCTATCGCGGCCATGAGGGCGCGATATGCACACGCCCAGGAAATGAAATATATCGATCCGTTCTTTAATCCCATGATTAAGACGGACGAGGAGGATTGATGTTTACTACGAATACCACGAAGGTAAGGACGCCGGAAGATGACGGCAAGCGGCGGGTCGTTACTACGACGAGCGGGAATGGTCCAGAAGGTTCAATGGTCTATCGTTATGGAAATGAGGGCAAAGACCGGAAGGTGGTTTTCCCCAAGACTTCAAAGATTCCCACGAACTTTTCGATGGTCAACAAGCGTGAGACCAACAAGGTCGACCCCAAGATCAAGTTCAATACGACTGAACTAGATCATTTGATGAACAGCGTGGGATACAAGCGAGCGATCAAAGTTGACCCCCGCTTTATTTACGAGAGCCATATGCCCGCGCCCGCGATAAAGACCCCGCAACCCAAGCGCGCCAAGAAGGCTGCGGTCAAGAAACGGAAGGCGAAGTAAGCCATGAAAATCCGCATTGCTTTTCTGCTATTGTTTATTGTTGTTCTTTTTTCGTGCAATTCCACTTTGCAATTTACGGCAACCTTGACCCAGGTTGACCACGAACGGACGTCTGGGCACTACCTTTTTTCGGGCCATGATGTATGGCATTTAACCTTTGATAACGGAAAAGTTATCGAGGTTTATGTGCTTCCTAAAAATGGACGCTATGAACCTGGAATTCAATATACCGTTTTCAAAGATTGGACGAATACTTATTTCACGAAGAGTGAGGTTAATCCATGAAGATCCGTGTTGCCCTTCATTATATGGCTTCCTCAGAGATAGCCGGGATGATCCCCGAAGAGACTATCCGCGAGATTAAAAAGACTGACCCGGCACCCCTATTCCGGGCCTATGTCGTAGCGCATGAAGGCGAAGCGAAGGGGAACTTGGTCGGATATGGCAACATCGTCAAGAAATGGTATCGCGCCATCGTCGACAAGCTCCATGAGAAGATCGAAGCAGGGTTACAGCTCTTCCACGGACACGGGGCAACCAATGACCAGACGGGACGCATCCCCATCGGGCGCGTAGTCGGCAAGGCACTCAAGGAAATAGCCGGACGTTGGTCATCCGTTGTGGCCTGCTATATCGAGCCTGCCAGCCGGCGACTGAACCTCGATGTGGCATCCATCGAAGCCGAGATTGACCTCGATGTTGACGGTAAGGGGAACATTATCGCAAACGACGTCAATAACGTATCGGCTATCGCGCTTGGCAACTCAGAAATCGAGACGCCGGGATTCGCCGGGGCAACACTCCTCGGCCAACTCCAGGCGTTTGCCAAAGATAAGGGCATAAAGACAGAAGTCGGGCATAAGATTCCCAGCGCAGAAGTTGGGCATCAAATACATCACTAAGCCGTCCCGGACAGCCAGGAGCGGAACAAAGGAGTCTCTAATGGGAGATGTCGTAACGATTGACCAGCTACGCGACCTGGTCAAAGCGGACAAGATCAAGCCGTCCGATATTTTCGGAGCGGAAGTTTTGGCCGATGACCCATCGGTCAAGGGGTTGATCGAGACCGAGAATCGGCGCGCCGTTGCGGGCGAATATGCCCACAGGAAGCGCGGCGAGGAAGGTTTCGACAAGACGAAGGGAGAGCTGGAAAAACAGCTCGCCGACCTGAAAGCCGAGGCGAACATGCTTCGGATAACAGCGGCAACGGGCAAGGTCAGGCCGCTCTACGATGCACAGAAGGCAACGCGGAAACTCACGGAGAAGCAGGCGACCTTCATCGAGGGGCGACTGGACAAGTTTAAGCCGATCAAACCCGAAGACGTTGAGAAGGAGTTCAATTTCTACCTGGACTCCGAGGTCGATGAGTACGGCAAGATTGCCAAGCTCATGGGGATTGAGGAAAAGGTTGCCGGAGGCGGCGACAAGGGGGGTGGAACCGGCCCGGAGAATCAATCGACCGGCGATGCTGTCTTGAACAAATACCTTGATCCCGCGAAGAATCCCTTCATCAGACTCGCTTGACCCGTCGGGTGGCGGTAAGCCGCGCATAGACGTGCGCGGAAATCTTTCTTTCTAAATTCAACAAAGGAGGCACAGGTATGCCAAATGCACTGAGAACCGCCACGCCTATGGGTGATTGGCGGACATTCAAATTCATCTGTGAGGATAGCCTCGGCCAGCACGGCATCAAAGATGCCCAGATCGCCGGGGACCCCTATCTTTACCTTGTCAACGACACCGTCGGTGCGCTTCTCGAAACAATCGCATTCGGTGAGGAAGGCGTCCTCATCTACCACGCCGAGAAGATCATGGTCATGAAGGATTCCGGCAAGGGCGAGTCATTTGATCCGGGGGACAGGGTTTATTGGAATCCGACGACCCGGCTCGTTACGCCCGCCTATGATAGTGGTTATTTCTGGATTGGGATCGCAACCGAACCTGCCGGGGAAACCGACGATTTCGTCGAAATTGACCTCAAGGGCGATCACGCCGAGGTTGAGGTAGTCCTTCCGTAAGGGGATACAATCATGAACAGCAAAATCTTTAATCTCAACTGGGAAAAGTTCAATTACAAGGATCCCGAACAGCGGAAGAGCCTCGCGGGCGCGTTGCAGTATTTCTGCGCGCTTCCCAACAAGTATGTTGCGGATCGGTTCGCCAATGTCCAGGAGTTCGTCAAGGCTCACAAGCAGGTCCAGGAGTTCACCCTCATGTCCGACGGTTGGGTCAACGAGAAGGCCATCGACATCGTTCAGAAGTTCCACCTCATGACGGATTACGACAACGGCTATGAGCAGATCTTCGACATTCGGGATTATAGCGGCACTAAGGCGAGCGGCTTCGATATCGCGGCCGTCCGCTCGGGCCTCAAATTCCTTGAGGTCAAGCCGGGTGAGAAACTCAAAGTCTATCAGATGACCGGGGAAAAGGAGCGCGTGTTCTTCTGCTACTATGGTGGCGCGCTCGGCTGGCATCGTCAGCTCTTCGAGGACGGCGACTGGTGGACAATCGAGGACAACGCCATCGAGTTCCGGAACAAGGCATACAGTCACCGGGCAAGCGTCTATTATGCGCTTCTGGAAGCCGCGGCAACTGCCAAGGGTTGCTGTTCCGTCGTGGATGCCAATTGCCACGGCTGCGATGCGGATGCTGCGGATATTGCGGCATCCATCAATTTCGCCGCAACGGATATCTTGACCAACGTGGCCAATCGCGGCTACGACATCAATCCTGCAACTACTCAATTCATCGTTCTGACCCCGCTCCAACTCAGGGGCCGCGTGCGCTATGCCCTTAATCAGCGCATCCAAGCCTATACCGGCGCTGAACTTCGCATCGACTACAACTTCAAGCAGATCACCTCAATGATGCTCACCCAAACCGACCGGATCATGGTCATCCTGCCCGGGCGGTCGCTCAAAATCGGCTACAGGATGGACCTCACCCTGTTCGACGATTTCGACATCCTCAGCTATACCGACACGGTCGCCGGGTGGATGCGTCACGGTGGATGCATCGGCGACATCGACCAGATCAATTGCATCACGCTCACCGAGGAAAGCGGCTCATGCCCACCCCCCAGCTTCAACCCCTTGGTTGCTTGCGGGGAAGTTCCCACAGGCATAGGCCAAATGCAGCACGTAGAACCTCTTTAGGTTCTAAGGGAGAAAGGCTCAAAACAATTTATGCGGCAGGGGCCGAGTCGTTCTAGGCGGCTCGGCCCCGGGCCGATATCTGAGATGCTAACACAACGAAGTCCAGCGGCAGTACGGATCATGCGTGATCGGGATGCTATCCAAGCCAGAAACCGCGCTGATAGCGCACGGGCTATCAATCCTGATCGACCGGCGGCAGACGTGTTGCCTGATGGCGCTTGGGCGGGCCAACCGTGCTTTATTATCGGCGGCGGACCATCACTCATAGGGTTCGACTTCGAGCGCTTGCGCGAGCGCGGGCATGTAATTGCCATCAATAAAGCGTATCTATACGCGCCGTTTGCAGACGTGGTGTTCTTTATGGACCACGCGAGCTTCTATATGTACCTTAAGCGCGGCCAGTTCGGTGCAGACGCGCTAAAGGCATGGGACGAATTCAAGGGTCTCCGGGTGTTCCTAAACCTCCGGGGGCGTGATGTTAAGGATGCTTATTCCATCCGAAGTATTGGGCGAGTAGGACTTTCAACATCGTTGCGACATGGGCTTTATCACGGCAATAATTCAGGATTCGGGGCTATCGGCGTTGCCATCTGCATGGGAGCTGACCCGATTTACCTGTTGGGATACGATCTTCGGCATCAGGGCAAGGTGACGCATTTTCACGGTGGCTACGGGCGACATCAGCCTGAGGTCGTCATGCGGTCATACCTGAAAGGATTGACGGAGTTGGCGCAACTCGTTGCGAAGCGAGGGCGGCCTAGGATCGTCAATCTCAGTCAGTCCTCGGACTTGAGGGCTTTTCCATTTTCGACAATCGATGAGGTTTTGAAATGAAAAGCGATAATCAGATTGAACGAGATGAACGTGACGTTGAGGATATGCGGAAAGACGACGCGCCCGTTGTCGTGGAAGCCCGTAGGGCCAAAAAGGGACGTGAGGTGAGGGATTGGGCGCACATCGCCAACATAATCGATCCTGGGGCACCTCAGGCCCAATGATGGCGTTTTTGGGGACAATCAGCAATTATGATTACTAGCCAGCATACTCGTTCCAGAGAAGCCGTACTTCGGCGACGGGAAACGCGAATTAATCGGCAGAATCGCGGCAGGACAGTTTCTCCCGCTCCCATATCTCATGTCGCACCCATGCCGGGCAATTCACTAATTACCTGTATTACGCCGACGGGAGATAGGCCACTGGCTTTTGCACTCTGCCGAAAGTGGATGCTTCATCAAACGGTGAAACCATCACAATGGATAGTCGTGGATGACGGCGAGAATCCGATGATTCCGACGGGCAATTTCCAATATGTCCGTAGGGAACCACGGTCGGATGACCCGAAACATACACTTAACCGTAACCTGGCGACGGCGCTTCCGTTGATCACGGGCGATAAGATTTTTATCATCGAGGACGACGAATACTATGCGCCGGAATATATCGAGGAGATGTCCCGGCGGTTGGATCAACATGAGGTTGTCGGCCTTCGGGATTATAAATATTACCACCTCCCGACGGGCGGGTATATCGTCAACGCGAATCACACACACGCGAATCTTGCGGAAACGGCTTTCAGGAATTCCTTTCTTTATGAAATGCGTGAAATTCTAAACGTCGCCGATACATTTATAGATTTGCGGATATGGCAAAAGATCGGCAGTAGAGGATATCGGTTTGACGATAGCGGTAAATCGTTATTCCTTGGGATCAAGGGATTGCCCGGTCGGGCCGGGATCGGTATCGGCCACAATCCGGCCATGTATCGAAACATCAAAGATACGGCCGACAGGGGGATGCTCAAGAAATTTGCACCGAAGGATTATCAGATTTATCTGGATATCCTGACCGGGAAGTTGACCAGTGAAAATTATCAATCATATTTCCCGGCCGATCTTCCCGTCACCGGAATCACGGTTTGCTGGAATACGAAAGACTTGATCGAGCGGGCCTATAATTCGATTCGAAAGTTCTATCCCGAGATGCCGATCATCATCATCGACGGTTCGGATGCAGCCGATCCGTGTGCGGGTTACGTGCGCCGACTGGCATCCAACAAGACGACAGTCATCTCGCTCGGCTACAACATCGGGCACGGGCGCGGGATGTGCCTGGGCATCGAGAAGGCCAAGACACCGTATGCCCTCATTTTCGATTCCGACATCGAATTATTGAAGCCGTGTGTTCAGGACATGTTGGCCATGATGGAAGAAGATACATTCGGCGTTGGGGATGTCGATGAAACGGCAAACCGAAGTCGCCATATCAACTGGACACGCAATCCCATTAATGGCTCGATACGATATCTTCAACCCTCTTTCCAATTGATTGATATAAGGAATTACAAGAAGTTTTATCCCTATGTTCATCATGGAGCGCCCTGTTATTTGACGATGCTCGATATCCATCAACGCGGATTGTCCGGCAAGATCATCAAGGTATTTCCAGGCTTGGGCCACTTTACCGAGGGCGGAACCGTCCTAGATGAAGCGCCGGGAGAAAATGTTCATCACTACAAGGCGGCGACTCGCCAGTTTCGCGCAAAGAAACACATGCCCGAAATAGAACGGGATTGGGTAGCAAACAACGGGAGGGTATGAGGGGAGACAGTATCAATGACGTTTAGGGAACGGTTTGAGGCGCTTGTAATTCCCGGGGATCGTTCAGGAAAAGCCATCGAGCAGAATCTTAACGAGTTTCTTTGTTTCCTTGAATTTGCATACGGCTATTTCGGGGCACGCGGGATTGAGCGACCGATTGTTGTAGAAATCGGCATCTCTAACGGTCGCCAGAAGAGTTTTTATGAGACATTATTGAACGCTGAACATATCGGAATGGATATCGGACAGCACATCCGAATAGATCGGTCAAGTTCGCGCTCAGGGCCCGTCTATCCCCCGGACATCCTGGGCGATTCCCATGTCCAGGCGACGGTTGAACTATTAAAATCGAGGCTTGCGGGTCGGATGATCGATCTTCTCTTTATCGATGGCGATCATACCTATCAAGGTGTCGCCGTGGATTATGCGCTATACGCGCCATTGACGAAACACATAGTTGCGTTCCATGACATTTCAACGGAACGATGGAAGGGCAACGCGGTTACCGAGACCTGTGAGGTTAAGCGTCTTTGGAGCGAACTCGTCATTCAGGAAAAAAAACATACGGTTATAGAAATCAGGAATTATAACGACATGATGCCTTTCGGACATCACCAGATGGGGATCGGACTTGTCGTCAAGGATGCGAAGTAATCATGATAACCAGCAGGGAAATACGTTCCAGGGAGGCATTGATTCAAAGAGGACGACGCATCGAGGATCGGAAAAACCGCAAAAATCATGTTTATCGTTCTCGGTTGGGACACGATGCGGCAAGGGAAAGCACGATCATGGAAGATTGGGCTAGGCTTGCCGGGAACATCACGAAGGCCGGAGTCCCTAAGATGGCCGCCATCGCGGACATTAAGTATGCGCCATATCCGGTATCGCCCTTTCCCGTAAACGCGTGCATCCCGACAATCGGCCGGGAGACGGTGATCACGGTCATCGATGCGCTCTTGACATCAACGGCAACGAACCTGAACATCTTCGTTATCGTTCAAGACAATGACCAGATGGCCGAGAGATTGAAAAATCGATATGGAGAAAAAAAGAACGTCTTCATAGAATCGATTGCAACAAGGATCGGATGGGCCGCGGCGCAAAACCTCGTGGCGCAGCAACCAGGCGCGCTCTTCATGTTGGGCGACGATTCGGTTGTTACATGCGATACGGTCCGGACGCTTGAGATTGCGATGGCGAGGATTTTCCCTCACGGAGACGGGGTGGTCGTTCCCCTGGAAACCCAAACGCTCTGGGGGGTTGGGCCGATGCCCGGGTTCGGATTCGTCGGTTCATTTCCGTTTGTCGGCGACAATTTCCTGAATAGATTTCCGGAACGGCAGATTCTCTGCCCGGATTATTTCGCCCATAGTTCAGATGTGGAACTATTGGATTACGGACTTTCGGTTAATCGGTATGTTCAATGTACCGAAGCGACGTTAGATCATTTTGTTTTTCGTCCGGAAGATCACGATCAAACGGCAATGATCATAAAATCCCTAGCGAACCGGGCCATTGAAATTTATGTGGAACGAAATCGAAAGGGTTATCTTTGGGGGCAGAACTTCCATCGGCTGGATGCATCAAAAAGGTGAAATTATCCGTAATCTCGCGCTGGTATAACGAGGTAATGCTTGCCCCGTTATTTCTAAGCCACTATGCTTTTGCCGACGAGATTATAATCCTTTTGGATGAAGCGACAAACGACGGTACGGCGGAGATTATCGCCGAATATCCGAACGCCCATATTAGGAGATATCGGCTTCCCGACAAGATTAACTATGGATTTACCACGGCCCTCGTGACGCGGGCCGCAGCCACGATAGACGGTGACTGGATCATGGCGCCCGATACGGATGAGTTTATCTTTCCCGCCGGGAACGGAGACGTGCGAACGGCATTAAGTCAGGCGAACGGCAATCTGATTTATTCCGACATGTGGACGGTTTATCGGCATAAAACGGACAAAGATCTCGATTCATCTTGGCCGGTCATTCGGCAGAGGCGACACGGTGATCCGAATAAGACGATCGGATGGAACAGCCTATACCGAAAACCGATTATTGTGAAATCGGGGCTTGGCATTGATTGGTGGCCCGGATTTCATCGCTATCGCGCCAACCCCAAAATAAGGGTTTCGAGTACGCGGCTCGTTGGGGCACATTGGATTATGGCCGATGTTGATTTGGCTATAGCGCGACGATTGAGGGGGCGGCGAGAATTACAAAGCAAGGAAAACCTACGCTATAACTGGGGATTTCACAATTTTGACATTACCGAGGCAAGGATACGGGCAGAATGTAAAGCGCACGAAAATGATCCGGAATTATTCTGAGCGGATATCACAATCACCCCAGGTTCCGGAGGCGAAGAAATGCCCGGAGATAAAACAATTTCCCTATGGCATTGTCAGTCCGGCCATGATCCCGGAGGTTGCCGACAATATTCTCGATGAATATTTTAGCATAACCGGACAACTTGGCATCAAGGCATGCCTAGCGCTTGGCTTATGTCTGGGGTTCGTTAGAGATGGCGCATACCCCAACGGCGACAATGACCTGGATGTAATCGCTATTGTCAATCAGCAAGAGCGAATCGCCTTAACGGATGCCATGATCGGCAAGGGCTATATGCAGGGGCATTATTTTCCAGAGAAAGAGAATGCCCATTTTGTTAAGAGTCGGATATTGGTGGACATTTATTTCCGAACGGCAGTAGGGTTCTATGCCGAACTGGGTAATGTGAATTACAAGGGGAAACCGTATCCCGTACCGCTACAATTCGACAAGTATCTGACCGCCTGTTATTCCAATTGGCGGATTCCGGAAGATCAGGGAGCCGGGGATATTCTGGCGAAGGGGCTTTAGGTGATCGTTAATGGACATTATATGACGGGCGGCGGGAAGGCACACCTCTCGAACGCCGTGCATGAATCGATTTTCGGTTGTCCGATGTTCGGGACGTTCAATGTACGAACGATAAAGGATATCAAGACGCTCACGCCGACACTCATGAATCAGAAGACCGGATGCCGATATTACCACGTCAGGATTGACGGTCAATATGATGCCTGGGCATGGCGGCGGCAGAAGAGTTTTATGACGGGAACGAAATGGGAGTTGATCAGCAAGGAATTGCTGCCGGATATATTGAAACATAAAACCATAACAATGGAAATAACATGAAACGCGAAGCTCGGGTCATTTTCAAAGTACCTTGGTGGATGGACAATTTTCTTGCCAAAATTAACAAGGGCGAAGTCTATGCGAAGGGCGACAAAGGCGATCCCGGTGGCATTGGGGACAAAGGTCCGACCGGAGATAAGGGGCCGGTGGGAGATGTAGGCAATAAGGGAATTGCGGGGGACAAGGGTCTTGCTGGCGATAAGGGATTAACCGGGAATGCGGGGGAAACCGGCCCGTCTGGGAACAAGGGGCCAACCGGAGATAAGGGCTTAACGGGAGATCGAGGCGTCCAGGGTCTCCGGGGCATTGCCGGAGATAAGGGTCCATCGGGTGATCAGGGGTCTATCGGTAATCAGGGACCAGTTGGGGATAAGGGGCCAAGCGGTGATAAAGGATTGACCGGGGACACAGGGGCGAATGGCTCTCCCGGTATTCAAGGTTCGCCTGGTGATAAGGGCGTAGTAGGCGATAAGGGGTTGAGCGGAGATCAGGGACCAGTTGGCAATCAGGGAAACCCCGGAATTACAGGGGACAAGGGCCTAGCTGGAGATACTGGAAATAAGGGTGCGACTGGCGACCAGTGTTCCATCGGTAATCAGGGTTCTCCGGGCGCAACTGGCGATAAGGGGGCAACGGGTGACCAGGGAATTCCAGGAAATCAAGGAAGTCCGGGGGCCACGGGTGATCCGGGGGCTACCGGAGACAAGGGCATAGAAGGGGATAAAGGTACGACGGGCGATAAGGGCGTTACGGGAGACAAGGGGCCAGCCGGTGATCCTGGTGCCGGATTAGACCTTCATAACTATCGTCATTATGGAGTTACAACCTACGAGGCCTGGTTTACCTCTCCACGTTCAGGAACGGCACTGGCCGGATCGGCTCTTACGGCGAACCGGATGTATGCCATGCCGTTCATTTGTCCAAAGGCCATCACGCTTGATCAGATCGGCGTTTACGTTTCGACACTTAGCACGACCACGGCACGCCTCGGCATTTATTCCGATAATGGAAACTGTTATCCCGGAAACAAGCTTCTGGATGCCGGAACGATTGACGTGACCGCGACGGGCGCGAAGAAAATTGCAATCAATCAGGCACTCGCGGCCAACACACTCTATTGGCTGGTCATCGTATGCGCAGCTACGCCAGCGATTTATTGTATCCCGGTTGCGGGAGTTATCAATGTCCTCGGGACATCAAACGCGCTCGGCACGGCACAGAACGCAGGCCTATATGTATCACAGACCTACGGGGCGCTTCCAGGAACCTTCCCGGCCTCGCCGACGATGATTACGGCGGCTCCAATCCCGGCAATATTCTTAAGATTAAGTGCATGAGGAGGCTAACATGTCAATAGGATGGTTTGCAGACCTGGCCGATGCCGAGGATTATTTTATCAACGAGCGTTTGGAGACGGAATGCTGGGACGATCTCCTGGAATCGACGCTCCACCAGGAGACGAAGGCTGTCGTCAATGCCTATAACCGGATTTTCTACGACACTCGCTGGGATCTCCCGACCTATATCACCGCGACTGCGGCTGAACTCACCATACTCCGTATCGTCAACGCGGAGATGGCTTATTACCTGGCCTGTCACATGTCCGACGAGGATCGACGCAAGGGCATCCAGGCGCAAGGGGTTATCAAGGCAGGCATAGTCAAGGAAGATTACTCCGAGGCCATGTTGATGGCATTGCCTGTCCCGCCGGTTGTGGCAGCCATGCTTACTCCCTGGCTTGTTGGCACCTCGTTTATCAGCACGGCAAACCTGAGCCGTGACGAAGAGGAATCCGTTAAAACCAAGGTGAGCAATTTCTAGGGCATCGGCATGAAGTTCACGGATCTCCAGCGTATATACGGGGCGGCCGGCCACGAGTTGCGGACGCTCCTGCTATCGATAGATCTATCGACCTTCGATGGCGCAAAGGCCGAGGAGATCAAACGCAAGGCCCGGCGCATTGTCACCTACCTCAATGGCGTATCGGGACGCTGGACTCGGCAAACGACCAAGGTTGCCTACGGGAAGGCCGCTGAGAAGGCCAAGGCACAACTTTGGAAGCTGGGCAGGCGTATCCCCAGGGGTAAACCTCCCGCACGCTCAGGCCCGCAAGTGGTCGAGGCAACAGCCGATACGGCGCTCCTCAAGGCGACGGGTTCGATCATGCGGACAGTTGAGCAATTCATCTCTGCCGCGCTCATGGGCACGGGTGCTACCAAGAGCATCATCGGGGCCGTGCAGGAGTTCGATTACGAGGATATAGAGGGCGAGATTGCAACGCTTTCTGTTGAAGCCGTGAGGTTGGAACTTTCGCGGGGCGCTCTGAAAAAAGCGATTATGGATCGCTTGCGCGAACTTGTCGGCGACGAGAATTTTATCCAGATCGGTGAACGCATGTACAACCTCAAAAGTTATGCCGAGATGGTCGCCAGGACAACACTTGCAGAAGCGCAGACCCAGGCGACGCTCGATCAATGTGCCCTCTATGAAAACGATCTTGTCAAGGTCTCGGTACACGGGACCATCTGCGATATCTGCAAGGAATATGAGGGGAATATATATTCATTGTCGGGGAACGATCCAGATTATCCGATGCTGGATGAATCATGTCCCTTTCATCCGAACTGTCAGCATGGTCTTCTCCCGACCTCCGAAGCGGCAATCAGTGTCATGGAGCGTGAAGGATGATCTCAGCATATTTGGTGGACAAGATCACCGTTGTCAAGGCAAACGGGAATGATCAATGGGGCGAACCGAACCCGACGACGAATGTTGCCACCCGGGGTTACGTCGAATGGAAGACGAACCTGGTCCGCAACCTTGCGGGTGAGGAGATCGTCTCGCCGATCCATGTCTACCTGCACATGCGGAAGACCGACAATGTTCTCGGGCGTGCGCTCGTGCACGCGGACAGGCTCATCGTCGATGGAAGGGAGCGATCCATCATAACAATCCACGAACCAAAGGCATTCTCGCATCCGCATTATGAGGTCTATCTCGCATAGGTGACAACATGGGCATGACCATCGACATGAGCGACTTCGAGAAAGGGTTCAAGAAGCTTGTGGAAAATGCGGTCCCGCCCGAGATCGCAAAAGGTCTTTTCCAGGCAGCGAGTCAACTTCTCGCGGACTCCATTGAAGAAGCGCCGCAGGCACCCAAGGACATAGGCGACCTCTGGAAATCGAAAAAGGTCAATCCACCCGTCATGACGAAAGACGATGTCTCTGTCGAGGCAGGTTTCAGAAGTGTTTATGCAGCACGTTGGCATGAGGCTGAGGGGACGGTTAATTGGACGACAAACAAGGGAGCAACAAATCCAGGACCAAAATATCTTGAATCCAAGATGGCCCGGAATGCCAAACGATACCTCGATATCGTCGGTGAATATCTGAAGAGACTACTCGGGGGATGACATGATGTTCCAGGAGATCGTAACGTTCATCGAAGGCAAGACGCCATTCGTCTTGGGCACGACGCTCCAGGCCGGGCATCGGTTGGCTACCGCGCCGGATAGGTGCGTCCTCATAGCAGAATCGGGCGGAGGGGCGACGGTTCCCGAACTCCCGGATCGCGCCGACTTCCTCATCCAAGCCCTGAGCCGTGCGAAGACGTACTTCGATGCTCGCGCCGATGCGTGGACGGTCTACACAGCGCTTCACGGGACGGCCGGCTGGAACATGCCGATCCTCTCCGGGAGCGGCGATGATTATATCGCATGGACGGTCGAGGCGCTCGCCATCCCTCAATACATCGGCCAGGACGTTGACGGCCGCTTCGAGTTCTCAGTCAACTTTATTTTCAGAATGGCACAGGCGTCATGCGGGGCTGGGCCCAGCGGACCCTAACCAGAATATAAACGGATTCTACTCTCCAAATATATTTGCCTTTCATAGGCAAATTCCAACGCGTCTTTAATCTAATTTCAATAGGAGGTTTTATCATGTCCTTGCAAATTAAGGATATGGGCCCATGCGAAATTGTATGGGGCTATGGGGAGTCCGGAGCCATCACCCTTGGGCCGTTCCTGGGAGCGACGACCTATAAGGGCGAGACCAAGGTTACGGATATCCAAGAAGAGGGTTATGGTGAGGCCGCAGTCGATGCTATCACAACCGGAACGGTGGCGACCCTCGAACTTAAGATGACCCGTTCTACACTCGATCAACTCGACCAGGTATTTAACCCCGTCACCTCAGGGATTGTGACCGTATCAGGTGGTGAGTACATGATTATGAAGAACAACATCACCTGCGAAATGTATGCCGTGGCGAGAGCGGTTGTCATCAAGCCGATCTGCGACAATGTAGCCTCGATTGATCCGCTCGAATGGGTCGAAATCTACAAGGCGTTCCCTGTTCCCGGATGGGAATTGACATGGGATCGTTCAACTCAGCGCGTGTTCCCGGTCACGTTCAAGGTGTTCGTGTCTCAGGAAAGCGGCCAGGAAGGCGAGTTCGGCACGATCGGCATGGATCCTTCGTCTCCTACTATGTAAGGCGGTATCGTGACTACAGTTCTTGAAATCGATACTACGAAAAGCCTCTATAAGTCAACGGAGATTGTAATCGACGGCAAGCCGTTCCGCGTCAAGACGATCACGCTGGGGGCGTTGGAGGAAATCCAGCGTCTCCAGGCGGATGCCCAGGCGGGGTCTGCGGCGGCCATCCGTCAGATGATCGAATCGGTCCTTGAAGGGCCGACTGAACTCTTGTTGAAACTTACCATCGAACAGGTCGCCAAAGTCATCGAGGCGGCTGTCGGGAAGGCCATCACGCCGGAGGCGAAGGAAAAAAACGGGCGCAGGCCCGGGCGCAAGAAATCGCTTTAATTGCCGGAGAGTTTCCGGGCCTGTTCAGGTTCGCCGATTTCCTTGAAATGGACATAAGGGACTTCTCTGCGTGGTCAAGGGAGGCGGCGCGACGGGCGCTTTTGAGGCGGTCGGAGATGTATGGAGCATCGCTTTTGCCGCATCAGAAAGAGGATTCCATGCGGAGATCGCTCGACGAATTGAACATACAATTTTATGAACTTGACCACGGAGATGCCATTGCCAGGATTGAAGAACTGGCGAAACAGAGGCTTGAGCAAATGAAAGAACGTCGGAGAGGTGCAA